TCTATTACTCTTTTTAAAAGTTCTCTTTTTACTTTTATTCATAGAAGAAAATTTAGGTCTTCTTGTACTTTGACTTGTTTTCTTAAATTTACTTCTGGTTTCGTGTTCTATCTTGTTAAGAAGACTATTCTTCTTCTTAGCCACCTACTTTCCTGCAATTTTGAGTGCCTGTCGGTGAGCCATAGTGAAAGTCATTGGGTTCTTTTTTCTAGTCATCAATGAGTTCATTACCGCCATATGCTTTTTTGTATGATGAACACTATGCTTTTTGAGAGTTTTCTTTTGTCTGTCTGTTAATGCCATATTAATACATCTTTAGTTTTTTCTTTTTAGCCATAGCAATTGCAGATTGTTGTTTTTTGCTTTTGCTCTTGCCTTTTTTGTTTTTCTTTTTTCCGTACATTATTTTTTCCCCTTTATGTTTTTTAAGGTAGACATTCCA